CTTCTTGCCGATATTTTTACCAACAAATCGGTATAAGTTGCAGGAATAGCGCTAAAGGTAACTGAAGCGGCTGAACTGCTTAGTGTGTTGGAAGAAATTAGGGTGTATGTATTTGCCATTATGCGCTCTTAATTCCGTAAAGGGTTGCAGTTGTGCCAGTTGCAAAATCACCTGAACTAACTTTTAAAGTAACCGTATTGATTGCAGATGTGGAACGCCATAAACCAACTATATTTTCAACGATGCCACTACCGTTTTGGTCATTAGCACCAAAAGATAAATAAGTTTTATAGGTAGAACCAGCGTAAGAAAATACATCAATTTGAATGACGCCTTTTTGTGCTGCATAAATAGCGGACACGCTTCCAGCCGTTTGACTTGTTGATGCAGCTGATAGTGCGCTTGTGCCATTTCCGTAAAGTCGTGTTCGTGAATAATTTGTTGCAGTGTCCGAGTTAAATTGAATTTGAGCAGTAACGTCTACACTTGAATTACCTACCAATATCACTTTTAAATCAGTATAAGTAGATGGAATACTGCTAAAGGTAATTGAAGATGCTGCGCTTGATAGCGTAGTGGTAGCGATTGGTTCGTAAGTAACTGCCATTGTTAAGCCCCCTTAATGCCATACAAGGCAAAACTAGAATACTGGGCAAAATTGCCTAAATCTTCTGTTAAAGTAATTGAAGTAACTGCAGAAGTTGATTGCCAAAGATTAGAGTAATACCAAACTTCTCCACTACCATTTGCATCATAACCCTCTAAATGACGTAAAGTTTTATACTTATTGGTATTTGTATAATCTAAAATATCTAACACTGAAACACCAAAGATTCCAGCAGTTTCTCCGCTCTTTGGTGGAAATGTTAAAATTGCTTTTGTTAAACCAGTAGAGCCATAAGCACTAACGCTACTACCTTGTCCATAAAGATAGTGATAGGTATAGTTTGCACCACTATCAGAATTTAATGTTAAATAAACATTTGTTGCATTTCCTGTAGTCTGACTAGCACAACGCGCTAACATTCGTAATTGCAAATGCTTGTAAGTTGACGGAATAGATGAGAAAGTTACAGAACTTGCTGCAGTTCCAAGTGTTTGCGTAGCGATAGACTCGAAAGATGGTGGCACATAGGAAGGATTGCCAGCCAAGAATGAATCATACTTAGTGATGTTAGTTAGGCTAGAGCCAGATAGTTTTGTAATTGCCATTACTCAATCACCTCGTGTTCTGGATTAGTGCATACCCATTGGCAAGTATCTTCATTAAGAGTTATCTCTGGGTGGCAATTAGGATTAGGGAAAATAAAAGCATCACGAACTGAGTCATAGGTATAACCAATACCTGCGTAGTTCTTGCGAAAATTATTATTGTAAGAAGTTTGTATCCAAGTGCCACCAAGGTTATCAATCAACCACTGGTAACCCTCATCAGGGTCGTTGTTATCTCCAACAGTTACACGAAGAACGATGTTGTTATTGTCAAGTTCTGCCCAATGAGCCATAATTAACCTCCAACTTGTGCGCGTGTGTAGCGAACAACCACGATGCCTGAACCACCAGCGCCACCAGAAAAACTTGCAGAACCTGAACCGCCACCACCATTGCCGCTATTAGCAGAGCCGCTAGAACCGCCATTGCCACTTGTTCCAGGTGCACCACCAGCAGCAACTGTTCCAGCATAAGAACTTGAACCAGAACCTGCGGAACCTGCAGAACCAGATGAACCCTTGCCACCGCCACCGCCAGCAACAATGTTTGCGCCAGTGCCAGCAGAACCGCCAGAGTTTCCTTGTCCCGATGTTCCACTGCCACCACTGCCAGAAGAACTTACGGTGCCATCGTTGTTGTTGTAATTCATACCTCCACCGCCACCAGAGCCACCAGAGTTGCCACCAAAGTTGCTGCTAGAAATATTGCTTGAACCAGGGAACGGTCCACCAGCGCCGCCTCCAGTAGTTGAGGTAGAATTAAATGAACTACCGCTACCATTGTAGCCACCGTACAGGTTCCCACCAGAACCATAACCAGCAGCACCACCACCACCAATAGTTACAGAATAAGACCCAGCACCTAGCGATTGTGATGTTGGATTAACCATACCACCACCACCACCACCGCCGCCTTTGTAGCGAATAGTTCCGCTACTTGTACCTGGTCCACCACCACCACCACCTGCGACAACAAGAATATCTGCAGTTAATCCACTTGTTCCGCCTGTAATAGTTAAAGTGCCATTGCTTGTAAAAGTATTGTAATAATAAGTTGCATCCGAAGTAAGCGTTCCACCAGAAACACTTAAAGGAATGTAAGCGGTATTGCCAGCGAGCATAGACCTGCTCTTCGCAAAGCCTTGCAATATGCTGGACTTACTGGCTCTAGAAATCATTAAGCGATTTCACTTCCAAACGCTGTAAAGGTTAAGTTGGCAGTTGATGCGTATACAGTAATAACATCTGTTGCACCTAGAGTAATACCAAGAGTAAGTGCTGTTGAATCAGATGCGCCAACAGTTACATCATAAGCAACATACTGGCTGTTAGCCAATGCTGCACCTGCCACACGAACTGCAATACGGAAGGTTGCTGATGTTGCTGCTAGATTTGCTACTACGATAGTAGATACTACTGTGCTTGTAGAGGCAGGTACGGTATATAGAGTTGTTGCTGTTGTCGCTGCTGGGTTTGACTGCCCAAGGACTTTGTAAGTTGTTGCCATTTATTTTCTCCTTAGTTACATTCCACCGAGCATAAAGACGGTTGGTGTTGGGTCGGTTGTGATTGTTGCCCACGAAGCAGAAGTTCCGTTCGTAGTCAAATATTTTCCTGAGTTTCCAGTCTGGCTTGGTAGTGCATCTACTGATGCCCAAGATGATGTAGAACCATCTGTAGTTAGATACTTGCCAGAGTTTCCTGTTTGGCTAGGCACTACATAGGTAGTTGAATCTGTAGCCACTAAAGTCTTAGATGATGGAATTGTAGTTCCGTTAACGCTTGTAGCGGTTGCTACACCAATATTAGGAGTAGTAAGAGTTGGACTTACTTGCATTACAAAGGTAGTACCAGTACCAGTCTGAGCAGCAATAGATGTTGCTGCACCCACTGATGTAATTGGACCAGTTAGGTTAGAAGGTGCAACAGTTACGTTATCTACATAGTACTTAGTTGCCGCATCCTGATTAGAAGTAGGGTTTCCCATACCTGTAATCTTGCTAGTGCCCATTGCAATAGCACCAGTCATAGTGCCACCAGCAAGCGGTAACTTGGTTGCAATTGAGTTAGTTACTGTGGTAGAAAATGAAGCATCATTATCAAGGGCAGCAGCCAACTCATTAAGAGTATCAAGTGCGCCAGGAGCAGAAGCAATTAAATCTGTAATCTCTGTCTGAACATATGCGGTAGTTGCAATCTGAGTAGTGTTGGTATTAGCAGCAGCAGTAGGTGCTGTAGGCACACCAGTTAGTGCAGGGCTAGCAAGCGGAGCATAGGTGCTTGATGCAGTAGAAGTTGCTAACTTAGCATCTATCTGAGTCTGAATTGCAGATGATACGCCATCTAAGTATCCAAGTTCAGTTGCAGATACGCTAGATGATGGAGCAATCTTGGTCCAGTCAATAGCAGCAGAAGCATTAATATCTGCATTTACTATACTGTTAGTTAGGTTAGTTTTGCTGTATGCAATCTGAGCAGATGAGTTAACATCTGCATTTACAATCGCACCAGTAGCGATAGCAGTTGTTAAGGTTGCATTACCTGTTCCGTCAAAAGATACCGCACTAGCCTCTATATCGCCTGTAAGACTAAAATCACGGGCATTATCTAAAGCGGTAGCAGTATCTGCATTACCAGTTACATTTCCAGTAACGTTTCCTGTTACGTTACCAGTCACATTACCTGTGATATTACCTGTAAAGGTTCCAGCAATAGCACCAGTACCAGTAATAGTTGGGCTAGTTAAAGTCTTGTTAGTAAGAGTCTGTGTACCAGTCAGGGTAACTACACCTGTAAGGGTATTGCTTGCTGAGTCAATTGTCTTATTTGTTAAAGTCTGAGTTGTATCTGTGCCAACAAGAGTTGTTGTGGCGTTCGGCAGAGTAATTGTTCTATCTGCTGTTGGGTCAGTTACTGTAAGAGTTGTCTCATACGCATCTGCGGTAGTACCCTCAAATACAATACTTGCATCACTTAGAGTTAAACCAGAAACTGTTGGACTTGTGAGAGTCTTACCAGTCAGGGTTTGAGTCTTATCAGTACCTACTACGTCACCTTCACCAGATGCAATACCGTGCATAGAGTGAGTAGAAGTACCATCATTGTAGGCAGCCGTTGCTTCAATATGTAGATTAGATTCACGGTAATCTCTACCAATTGCCATATGTCGCACTACAGCACCAGCAGAGTGCGCTACACCAGTTGAGCCATCAACAGCACGAACAATTGTTAATGTATTAGTAGATACTGCCGATACATCTACAATCTCTTCAAGTGCTGTATCTGGGTCAATTACTACTGTAAAATATTGACCAGAAGAAACTGTAGCACCACCTAGTAGTGATGTTCCAGATACAACGTTTGCCGAAGTATCGCTAGAAGTTATCGCCGAAGCAAGAGTTGTTTGCTGCGAACGAGATGAGTATTTACGTGTTGTCATTTCCTTACCTATCGGCTATAGTGTACACGAATTGGATAATATTGTTGTTGTCTTTGCGTTTCTTCATTTAAACGCTGAACATATAAAGCATACAATTGTTTAGTTGCACTTTGAGATGCACCATACGGACGCTTACTATCTGTTTCGTCTGCTTGTGGACTTACCTGTGATGCACGGGCAGGGTCAAGATAAGTAAGCAAACGATAAGATGCACCAAGAGTAATTACATCTTTACAGGAACTTGGTAGTCCAGATATAGTTTCAAATACTTGTGCATTAGTTGCACTTAATGTTCCTAAACTTGAAAAAGGAACTGGGTCTGTAGCATAAACAATTTTTACAGTTCTACCAGAAGTAACATAATCTCCAATGGTTACTGTTTGTGGGTTAGAACCATCATCAAATGCAGTAGCATTTGCAGCAGAATCCCAAGACCATCTGCGTATTGGAATCCATTCCTGAGATGGTCCGATTGCTTGCCAAGAAATACTTAATATATTTTGAATATTTAAATCATATAATGCGTAGGTTGTTTGAGCAGCATTAAAGGTAAAAGTTGTTGAGTCAACAGCAAATATTGAAGAACCTACAGCATTGATAGTGTCATTAATTGCTTTCTTAACTACATATCGTGGAAAGGTAGGAGAGATAGTAACCTTAGATTCTGTTGTATGAGTAGCAGCAGTAGTACCTAAGTAGCCACGACCAAAAGGAGATACCGTAGCAGTGTTAGCAATACGGTCAAATGAATCAATCCATAATAACTCTTCATCAATCTCAACTATACCTTTGCCAAGATTTTCAGTTGAATTTAAAGATAATATAGTTGGAGATGCAATTGTAGAAGTGGTGGTAGAAATAGCAGAAGTCAGATATGTCGCTCTATCTTGCTGATAGGTATATCCAGCAAGATTGATTTGGACCTCATCCATTAATTCTGTTAATGTGGTTGTCATTACTTCCTCTTGTTTCCTACGAACGCATTGTAATAATTTATATCAAAAGAAAACCGCTTCATATGCGGTACTGTCGCGCCTGTGTGCGCATATACTGGAATATCAACTTTGTCACATAATGAGAAAAAGTAAATATCCTCACCCATAAAGTTCTTACCGTGTCCAATATCGGAGAATAAAGGAACAGTTGGTAATACTTCACGGATTCTATCTACAACGCTACGGTGCATTAGTACAAATCCCATACCAGCAGCGCCTACTTTTATTAACTTGTCTTTTGGCAAAGGGTGCACTCTTGAAATGCCAATTTCTTGTTCTTTTTGCACAAACCAGAATAATGTAGGTTTAGGTTCCATTAATGATTCTTCTGGATTATCTGTAGTAAAATATACGCCAGTTAAAATTGGGCGTTCTTTTTCATCTTTATTATCCCAAAGAAGTTTAAATGTATCAGGACTAATAACTACATCAGAGTCTACCCAGAGTAGCCAGTCTGATTTATTTCCATCATACCAGTGATTTATTACACGGTCTCTTTGTCTAGCAATTTGATTGCCCTGACTTCGTAAAGTTGTAACAACTTCTACTCCAGAATGTAGCATTACATCTGTAACACCCTGCATAAATCTACCATCAACCATACCATTATCGCACCAAGCGATAGCCAGTTTGTTATTCATATTGTCCCTTTAGTTTTAAATTACCACTTAACTTTGTCAGCCCAATATGCTGCAGACATTTTGCCTTTAGCAATATTCTTAGCGTGACGTGCTTTAAATGACCTTTGTCTAGCAGTAGGTTGTCTATCTCCAGTTACACCTTGTTGTCCAAATCGGATAGTCTTTACTTGACTACCTTCTTTAGCCACTACTACGTGTGACTTTTTTGGATGGTTAGGTGTACGTTTAGGCTTGTTATAGCCAGATACGCCAGCACGTGTTAATCTTGAATCTTTCATATACTCCACCAACCCTGTGTTACTGCCTTACCAGAAGCAATCAATTCTTTGCGGTATCTATGTATTTCTTCCCAATTAGTTTCGTGAGTGGGTTTATTACATAATGGACAAATAGGGGCACCCATAATTTCGTATACGTGCCTACACATTGTTAACCCTTTTTCTTCCTAAGCATTGAAGCCTTCTTCTTCTTTGTTACTTTCTTTAATTCCATTCTTTTTTCAGCCATAGGTTCCATCATCTCTGCTTTAGCATATGCTTTTGCAGCCTTCTTACCTGTTGGTGTATAAGGGAATTTCTTGTTTCCTACTTTTGGCATATTACATTCCTATCTCTTTCATAGTATCTGCTACTCGTTGGTCTATTTTTTGAGCGGCTGGCATAGTGTCAGCATCATATGGTTTATTTAGTTTTTCAGAGGCTTCCCGTGCAGCATTAATATGTCGCCAAGTTGTTCCTGCTGGTTGGATACCTTCAGCCCTTGCAGCCCGATATGCAGCCAATTCTCCATCCCATTTTTTTTGGGCAATTGGTTTTCTGGCATCTCCAGGTGATAGTTCTAGAGTACCAATCTTGCAACCAAAACAACCCTCTACATATTCTGGATGTTTCTGTATTTGATGTAGGCTCATATTTCAGTAAAATTATCCTCAGTAACGCCAACTCCTGCAGCAATTAATGCTGTCTTGGTTGCTGTATTAACAGTATGATTACATCCACCACGATAGAACTCATCATAGGTAGCAATATCACTATCTATAGGATACATTACTCGTGAGTAAGTTGCACCAGATTTAGCGATAGCAACACCTTTATTTAATTTAAAAAAATAAAATAGTCTATGTAGACCAATAGGTCCTTCTTCTACAATTGGTGTAGTAAATATATAACTAGACATTATCCTCCTTAATGAACTTACCCTTAGATAGGGATATTGCTATCCCTACCTAAGTGTCAATCAACTAAGCGATTGATGAACCTGACTCAATGCGGTATAGAGCCTCTTCACGGTAGCGAGCAAAGCCTAGTACGCCATACCAACCCATTGGGCGGTGACGCATTAAGCGGTCTACTACTGGTCCGATAACAATATGTGGCTCTTCTGCCACTGCTTCAGCAAGTGCTTGCTGACCACAAAGAATTGTGCGATACACCTTTGCAGATGAAGCACCATCAGTTGCTGAGTACATACGTGGAGTTTCAACAAAGAACGCTCCACCATATACTCCGATTTCGCCAGCCCATACACGGTCTTGATTAGTACCATATTGATTTGGTACTAGCCAGTTACCTGTGTCAGTAGCAAGGCGGAAATCGTGGGATACTTCTGGGTGAATACCAGCCCAGAAATTTGTGCCCTTACGAGCAACTGCTTTATTAGTACGAAGTTTTGCAACTGCCTTATGAACGTTAGCAGAACTTAAAGTTGCTGCTGCAGTAATTGTAGCGGTTGATGTTGCTGTTGAACCTGAGTAGATTACGTTTGAACCACCACGCAATGTTGTCATTGCGAGAGAATCAATAGAATCTGCTAGGTTAAAAGCAATGATGTTTGCGATTGCAGGGTCAACATCTGCAAGAGAGAATAACTCTAATGCACGTGTTACCAACACGGAATTACCATACTCATTAAGAGTAATGGTTGTTGAGGTTGGTGTTGACATTGCTACTGCTGTTGGGTCAGTATCTTCTGTCAGAGCAGTAGTTGCTGCTGATAGGTCAACATATCGTTGTAAAACAACTGTTGAGCCTGGGATTGCCTGTTTTGCTGGACGCTTATCTGCAACAGAACGAATTAGTGGTTCTGAACGGAGAGCGAACTCTAGCAAACGGTCATATGCCTTTTGTACTAGACCAGCACTGTTGGCAGTTCCACCTAGAGAGGCGGAATCTGTTGATACATATGCCATATTGTCACCTCCAAGTGACTATGAACGGAATTATTGTTGCGAGCGAAGCACATTCAATAACGCATCCATTGAATCTGCGTTATCAATGCGATAATTTAAATCTTCTGCTCGGTCAGGAGTAATCGCATTTTGAGAAACAACATCTTGCTGGCGTAACGCTGCAGTATCTTGTTTGTTCTGAGGCTCGTCTGCTTGAATACCAAATAATTCAGCGTTATCCTCAAGCCAGTTTGAAACTGATTCTTCTGAGAAATCTCCATCTAAATCTTTTAGGATTAGGCGTGCAGCCTTTGGACTTACTCCCTTTTTTGCTAGGACTTCGGTTACGGTTTTCTCACGTTGAACTTTGGTTAATGATTCCAATTGTTCAGTAAGTTCCTTGATGCGCTTTTCGTCAGACCTCTTAGCCTTACGTAATTTCTTAAGTAAGTCATTATCGCTAAGAGATGTTTCTGAATCAAAATCATCATCTTCGTCATCCCAGTAATTGTTGTTGCTCATAGCAACCACCCTTTCTATTCGTTGTTAGTTCGCAGACCTCAATTGCCATTAGGGGGATGGGTTGGCTTCTGCTTCCAGTCTGTTACGCTCAATGGTGCTGGTCAGTCCATTAAGGATTCTTAGAATTGTCCCTGTGTTTGCTTTGTTAAACTGGTGCGAGACATACCAGATTGACCGCTAAAGGAACCAACTTCAAGCGCAGTTAAGCGTTCACGCTTCTTCTGTGCTTCAGCAAGAGAGTTAAAGATTTCCTGCTCTGCTTCTGCTAGTCCATATCCTTGTGCGGTGCTGCTATA